TGCCCGAATTGCCCTGTAGCAGAATATTCTGTACCTCCGGATCCTTCTCCAAATAAGCAATCGTAGCGTTCAATAATGCGTTCCCTAAACGATAAAAAAAAACCGTAGCACCTAAACAAACATCTAAAGGAGCGTGTTTCATTACATCGCCATAAGTTACCGTTCCATTATAATCTTCAATCTCATACGTGCCATTTAAGCCATTCTTTTTAATCGGTCTATATAATACTGCCATTGCTCTGTGCATCATATCCCAATCAGTTATATAAGTATCCAAATCAGTATACTCTCCAAATGTCATATCCTCCAAATTGGAAATAAATCCAAATTCAGTACCACCTAATTTAAATCTTTGGATGAATTTATGCTCCTGATTAAACATCTCCCCAAGTGAAGCAGTTATATTGTTTACATCTTTATATTTAATATTTGCAATATCTTTTAAATCTATTCCACAAAAAATCTGCACCATCTTTTGATGCAGAAACTCGGAATCTTCATTGTCTTTTGCAATCTTTAAAAATGCCTGGTATTGAGATAATTTAATCTCATTTAATTTAGTCGGGATTGTAATTTCTAACTTCATAATATAATAACAATTTTAATAAAAATTTGTTTCACACAAAAAAGGCGAACCATAACGGAACGCCTTTTAAGCTCACTAATAATAAACAATCAATTAACTAACTAACTTTATATCTATTGCAAAAAAATTCTCTTTATACATATCTCTAAATAGTGTAATCACCATTTGCTCATTCTCTGCTATTATTTCAGCGTGTTGATAATCTTTTTCATTATCGCCATATCTAAACCATCCTGTTACATCGTATTGTTTCATACTATCTAACTATTAAACTAATTACAAAATAAGCTGCTACTACTCCGATAAAATAAACCTGGTATTTTTGTTTATTTAACATAATTTTTATTTTAAGATTAAAAAAATACTTGTCTTTCCAAGTTGTCAACCCTGTACGAATATTGTGGGATTTTTATTTTTAATGCTAAATATAAAATTTAGCATTTTCTTCTGTATGATTAATAATTCTTTTAGCAGTTTCTTTTGTCATTTTTGCATATCCAATCATTTCATTTGAATGTTTTAATTTTATTTGAAAATAAGTTTTTCCAAATTGTGAAACATTACCTATCATAAATAAAGATATTGCAGTTACTACAAAAGTTAAATTTTCTTTTTTTAATTCTACTGTTTTTGTTAATTTAGTTGTCATAATTTCTATTTTTAGTGATAAAAACTTCGTTGTTGTTATCTGAGTACAAATATAAGCCAACATTTTAAACTACCAAATTAAATATTAAATTTTAACAAAACTTTAACATTTAGAAAATTTTAATCCTTGCATTTGCTATCTCAAACATTTGCCTTAACTTCTGCACCTGTTGGAATGATCTTGGTATTGCAATCATTACTTCTGTGCCTGTCATCAAATGGATGTAACATTGTACAAAAGCTATCATATAAGAATAGTTCATTAGTAGATGTGGTATTTGCCCCTCTCGGGATTGCTTAAATTAAAAAAGATATTATACCGGATTGCATCCAGGCTATGATTCCAATTATCAATAACCAATCCTGATTTCTTATCCGAGTAAACATAGTTGTTTAGTTCCTTTGCTATATTACTACTGTTCTCCTCAACGATAATTGTATAGTCTTGCATCAATGCTAATCCTGCAGTTATAGATCCTGGTCCTTTTGCAGTTGCTATTATATTACATCCATTCGCTGCCATCTCTGCAATCAATCTCGGTTCTGCACTATCAGCTATAATAAGCCGTTCTCTTGCAATGTTTTTATTATAGAATACTATTTCGCTTGTTGTTAGTTTTGGCTTGTATAAATGCTCCTTAACATATATAATCTTTTTAGTTTTATCTATTGCCACCTCAACCAAAGTAGTCGGATCAATACTAAATCCATAATCCTGACCAAATGATGTCTGCAAGTTATCCGGATTAAACTCTCCAAATCTCCAATTAGTAAATACTACTCCTTCTGCCTTATCTAACCAACCACCTAAAATAACGTGCTTATATTTTTTAGGATTTAATTCTCTTATCTTCTCAATCTCATTTATAAATGATTGGTCCAGGTTCTCTATATTGTCCTGATAGGTTGTATGGATATAAGTTACATTTCCTTTCGTTCCATTAAAGCCTTCAGATATTCCTTCGCTTTCAAAAAACCTTTTATAAATCCAATGCTCTTTAGTTGCAGGATTTAATATAAGTACTATTCTATTTTGAACTCCCTTCTGCCTGATTGATAAATTAATCTTATCAAATATATCCTCATCTACTAACTCCTCTGCTTCATCTAATATCCAGGTAGTAACTCCTTGCAATGATTTAAGATTTGCAGTTTGATCTCCGGAGCTTGTTTTGATTCCTTTAAATATTATATCCGTTCCTGATTTCTTATTCCTTATTTCGCCTTTATTGACTTCAAATAAATCATTTGCTTCCATTAGGTCTATCTTTTCTTGGAACTCTGGAATAATAGATAGGTGTGCGGATGTCATTGTCTGCCTTGTAAATAATATCTTATGCCCTGATTGAAATGACAAAGTCGATGCCATAGCACCGACCTCGAAAGATTTACCACTACCCCTTCCTCCGGTAACTATGAAATATCTTGTATCATTCTCATAAAGGGGTAGGTATTTAGAATTAAGATTTAACATAAAAATTAGTCAATGTCATTCCGTAAACAGTCTTAACTTTGTGCTTTAATTCCTTACAAAGTTTTTTATATATTCTCGGATGCACTGTAATTACATTTGGCTTACAATCCAATCCTTTTGCATCTGAAACTATCCTATCGTATACTGGTCTTGAAATTTGTATCATATCTTTTACAAATATAGTTATTTTTGTAATTTATATTTTGCCTTACTTAAATTTTATTACATCCTTTAAATCAAAATCGTTTACATTAAGATTTGTATTTTGATCGATAACTTGTTTAGGCATTCCGTATCTATACTGAAGCCAGGTCTTAATAGCATTTGTATCTCCTTTGGTAACCTTTTCTGCTAAAGCTATCCATACTTCCTCCGGCACTGCAATAGCATCCATAGACTCAATAAGTGTTATCTCATCTATCTTTGGTTTTCTTCCTGCTCCAGGTCTCGCACCTCCATTTTTTTTAACTACTTCCATTCTGAAAAAAGTTGTTTATTCAGTTTTACCTTTTGCTTTTTGTGCTTCTACAAATGTAGATAGTGTATCTGTATAACTTCTCCATTGTGAGTCATTATCATTTGCATCTACTAAACCTCCTACTTCTTCTTTGTAAACTTCAGCTAAAATTATTTTTTGCCCTAAAGTCAATTCCTTTTTATTATTGAAATGATCATTGATTATTTCTTGGTTTTCTTTTTTCATAATATATAAATGTTTTTTATTATAACAATTTAATCCTTAATTTGTTTCAATCTCTCTTTTAGTTCTTTGAGTGTTCTATAAACCCAATTGTAATCGTAGTGATATTTTAAAGCAAATTTACGAAGCGATAATTCCTCCTCGATATATTTTAGATAGAATAGCTTTTCATCCCAAGTCCAATTATCTAAAGTAAATAATACATCTGTTATATCGGTTGTACTTGATGGTTCAATATCTTCAGCATCCAAGTTATCATAAAACGGTATGGTTTCTAATTTTCTTTTGTTATGCATATTCATACAGATTGAATGCAAGGTAAAATAGAAATAGGATTCGTTTATGTTTTCTTTACCATATATTTTTAGATAGGCATCCTGGACTGCATCCTCTGGAAAATCTGTAATTCCAAATGAATAGGCTAATCCAATCCAGTACTTATGCTTTTTATATATCTCATCCATAATGTAAATATAGTATAAATCCAAATACAAAATAACATATTTATTAACAATAGGATTTTTCTTACTATTCCTTTATACTCTTTTATATATATATATAATCTTTTTTTTTAAAAATTAAAATATATATAAAATTATACTTTTTTGACCCCCCCCCTATTTCAAAATTGTTTTTTAGGGGGGGGTATAGGAAAAGCTATTTTTTTTACAGATTTATAATCTGTTAAACTATAAATTTTTTAAAACTTCATAATCTCTAAAGGTAAAGTTTGGCATTGGTTTATCCCATAACTTATTCCTATTATCTTTTTTTAGTGCTTCTATAATATCTGTATAGTGCCATCTTTGTCTCGGATGTGGTATTGTATCCATATGTTCTTTAAATTCTTTATCTACTGAAATTTCAAATAATTTATAATTTTCATAATCCCATTTTCTTCCAGCCATTACAATCTACTTTTAATGGTTATACAATTATCATTTTCTTTCCATTCCTTTAATACTTTTAAAAAGTATTCATATTCAATCCCTAATTCATCAGCAGTAACTTTTTTAGGTTGTGTTTGAAACATTAAATAATATTCTATTATTTTTATTTTCTTTAATTGAGTAGGAAAAAATCTTGGAGGCTTTTGCCCAATTAGTACGTCAACATTATTATTATAATAATTTGTAATTCCTTTTTTTGTTCTTGGTTCTATATTAAATCTTTTTAATCTACGATATAAAGTTTCAACAGGAATATTTCTTTTTTGGCTAATTTCTTTTATTGTTATCATTACAAGTACTTTTCTATTTTATTATATTCAATCTCTATAAATTCTTTTGTATCATAAACGTAAATCGATGCAAACCATATATTACCTTTTAAAGTAGATCCAGCTAAACGGCAATCGTAACCTAACTTATTCTTAAACATCTTTGAACCTATTGGAGTTTCTTCTCCTCTGAAGATATAATTACCGCATCTCATTATTTAATTGGTTTTAAAAGTAAAATTCTATCATCGATATAAACATCGAAAAATCCATCATCTTCAAATTTTAGGATAGCTAAATCTTTATTGTATTTTATAATATCTTTTGTTATTGATGCAAGTTCAATATTATTTTTATTTAGTCTTGCATTTTCTAAACTTTCAATCATAGAATTTCTTTCAACAATATGTCTTTCATATTTATGACTCGCTAATAACCAAGTCGGAATATGTATCAATAAATAAATAAATGTAAATATGCAAATTGCAACTCCAATAAGTTCATATAATTCTTTCATACATAAACTTATACCAAATCCTAAAATAGCTAATCCTATAATTAATTGTATCATTTTATTTTTTTTTAATTGTTATTATAATTTAGATTTAAGTTTTTCAATATACAAAGTAGCATCCATTAATTCCTGCTGAAGGTGATTTAGCCATTCTAACATAGTCAAATCATTTCTATCTAATGTTGTACCATATTTTTTTATTCCTACATTAGACCTATCTTTAAATTGGTCTATTACCGATTCAACAATAAAGTCTTTAACTGGTCTTGGTTCAGTACTATTAGTTGTCCATTCCATAACTTCATAAATTTTATCCTTCATACTTTTAGGTTTTAACGGCGATTATCGCCGATATTAATATTGTTCATTAAACTTGGTCCATATTTCTACATCAAATCCATTTACTCTTAACATATCTATTACGTACTGCTGCACTGGAGATATAATACCTTTGGGTTGTTTTACTTCTATAAATTTAATATCACCATCTTTTAGGCACATTAAATCAGGAATACCATTCATTGAAGTTTTGATTAGTTTTACAACTATCCATCCATCTGCCTGGAGCTTCTTTTTAATTTGTGTTTGTATTACCTTCTCTAACATCTATATAAATTTTTAGTTTATGATTTTTTAATTCTAATTTATAATTTTGTTCTTTTAATTCTTCTTTTTCTAATTTTAATTCTTCTTTTTCTAATTTTAATTCTTTTAATTCAATTTGCAATTGATTAATTTTATAATCATTATAATCATTTATATCAGACAATAAAAATAAAATTCCAACTATTAAAATTAATGAAATAAATGATAAGATACCAATTTCAGAAGTAAAAAAATTTATAATATTATCTTTTCTTTTATTCATATTGTAATATTTTTTATTATTTCCATTTGTATAAACACAATTTAATCCTTTTTCTATTGCATTATATTTTTCTTGATAAAATCTTTCTTTATTATTTAATTCTTCAATTTCACATTTTTTTATTATTTCAAATATATGATTATCAACTCCATATTCATTAAATGAATTATATAATTTTGGTTGACTTTTACAAGCATATCTTTTATATTGTTTAAATCTTTTGTCAATGTTTATACTTTGTCCTATATAAACCTTATTATTTGGATTTGTTATTTTATATATTCCTACCATAAGCCAAATGTATATTATAATAATTTCTTAAACAAATTTAATGTGAAGTTTTTTTTATTTAATACTGATTTATAAATAGCGTTTTCAATTCCACCTTTAGCAAATACCCAATAGACATCATTTGAGGATCGTTCCATTGTAGTAAGTCTATCTCTCGACTGCCAGTAAGAAGTAGCACTAAAGTCAATATTGTAATAAACAAGATACTTTGCATTTTTTAAACTTATACCTTCACGTCCGGATACAATTTGTAAAGCTATACATTTAAAAGTATTATTAAACTCATCCAGATCCTCTGTTAAATCACTTCCATAAATGCTTTTTAAGGCATTTAGTTCTTCCTTAAATTTGTAGAAGATAGCAATCTTATTAAATCTAAATCGTTTCTCTATAAACCTTGCTTTACTATAATCAATTACCATAGATGTACCATCTTCAAACTTACAAGTTCCTGATGATAATTGGTGTACTTTCTGCATCAATTTTACTCCAGTATCTCCTAATATCAATCCGCTTTTACCTTGTACAATTTTATCACGTTTTAAACGCTTAATAATATCATAAGTAATATCCTCCATTTGGCACTCTAAAATATGCTCGTTTACTTCGGATGTAAACCCAGCTTGAGCTTGTGTAAAAGTTAGTATAAACGGTTGTACACTTTTTAGTATTAACTGCTCTTTACCATCCTTATAAACTTTAACTCTTGCATATCCAAGATTTTGTTCTGTAACATTAACGTAGTCATTCGCCCATTTGTAGAAGTTAGTATAATGTTTGAATGGACTTTTATCTGTTACCTGCAATTGATGATACCATTGACTAAATGATTCAGGAGTTGGTGTTCCTGATAAAAATATCATTGGAACTTTACTAAACCTTTTACGAATATCCTTCTGATATTTAGATGCTTTTGGAAACGCAGCTAATCCGTGTGCTTCATCAATTATAATCACATCAAAATCATTATCCTCAATTGTATGCAAAGATTCCTTGTTAATAATAGTTAGGTTGTATAAGTACCCAACGTTATCATAATCACTTTTGATTGAGGAAAACGCTTTGATTTTAGTTATGAATAACACACGTTCAGCACCAAAGTTATAAGCAGTTTCTAATGCGGTAATTGTCTTACCTGTTCTAACTTCCATCGATAGGTAAACGAATCCACATTCTTTTAGTATTTTAGTAGCTTTTTTAGCTATTTCGTCTTGATAAGGTCTTAATTCCATATTATAGTGTGTATTTTAAAAAATAATGTGGCTCAAAAGCCTTTCGACTCTACCGAGTGACACCCCGATACTCGCCACATTAAATTACTCTATCAATTTATCAATGTTAATATTATGTTCTTCAAGTATATCTGCAATTCCTTCTGCCATAAACTGAATACCATCAAAGATGTCAGCAGTTTTAAATGAGATTGTTTCAAATTTACGCTCTAACTTTTTACGCAATTGTAGTATATCAAATAAAGCACAAGCCATATCTAATGACTGATTTGCTCTATTAAACTCCATTTGTTCTTCGGGTAAATTAAACTCTAATATTGCTTTCATTCTCCTTGTCCTTTTTTAATTAAATAATACCATAGCCAAATTAATTTTGACCTTATAAACTCGTATGCTAATAACACTAATATATACTTCATAATTTTTAAAATGCTAAATCGTTACTATCTTCTTCTACTTCTCCTATTGTAAACCATTTCATTCCGTTGCTATTACCATCGTCATATTTAAAATCTTTGTATGAGCAGTATTTCTGGATCCAAATTTGAAAACGTTTGTGAGTTAATTTAAATTGTGCAAAATCCGGATAATCACGTTTGAAGTTATCTAAATAAATTTGCTTATCTAATCTAATTCCACTTGGTAAGTTTTCACTATCGTTGGTCCATTCGTCAAACTCTGGAGATGTTGCTGATATAAATTTACGTTTCTTACTATTCTTACTATTTTGAGCAATCAATCCTAAACTAAAATAAGTCTGTAAGCACTCAACCATATAATTGTCAAACTTGTTAAAATCATCAAATGACCAGTCATCAAATAACTGCCTTCCAAAATCTTGTTCCGGTGTTAAGTTCTTACCATAAAATTGAGCAATTTCTAATTCGTGCCTTCTTCTATCTTGACTATGCCCATCTCCTTTGATTGCATAGTTAGTGGATATAATTACTTTTGGGGATTCGTGAACATTTAATTTAATAGCATCCTTGTTTTTGCGTTCCAATGTAATACCTTCAGTTATCAAACTAAAATTATTCTCAAAATCAAATCCCTTTTTAACATCATCAAACACCAGGACTTTTGTTTCTAAAGATATTGTCTGATATGCAAATGATTTCTTACTATCAAACTGCTTTCCATCTATAATATCGCATCTTCTAATTTGCCCTATTCCCTGTACAAACAAACCTTTACCAGTGCCACCTTCTGGAGATTCAGATATAAGCTCATCATTTAATATTATAGCCTTGTTTTGGCTTCTATTTTTATAGTTTAGTAATAAGTAACCTATTGCACATTCTATAGCAGTTGGGTCACTATGTGATATGTTATTGATAAATTGCTTATAGTCATTATTGTTATCCGTTGAAGGTATCCAATCTCTATCTAATATCTGACTATCCCAAATGTAACCATCCATTTCGAAGTATTCCTTCAAAACTGCATCTGATTTAGTTACTTCTAATATACCATTTTTAAAAGGAATAAATGATTTATAAGCAAAATCTTGCATCATTAACAAATCAATTGTTTCGAGCATAATTAAGTACTGTTCAGTAAACAAATTGTGATAAGTTGAGCAGTAATTAAACACATCTATTTTACCATTTTCAAGAAGATAATTAAGAACAAAATCTTTGATCCTGGATATTGATGACTCTTTTACTTTGTTCTCTTTTACATAAACAAAC